AATTCTTGATTATGATCGGTATAAACAATGAAGAAGGCATCAGGGTCAATGGTCTCTGGAACCCCTGCTTGAGAGAAATAAACATAATTAGGATTGTCAATGGGAGCAATATAGAAGAGCTTATCCCGATGGAGAACTAGCCACTTAGCTTTAGGCAGGTCATCTGAAAGTTTGGTGGTGGCACTCCATACCTCGTCCTCCTGGTCTGCAGTATGAGCGTAAGTCAAGTTCACCGTCATAGTTAAGGAGACATCAGGGTCAATACCACCTGCATCTATAATCTTGGTCTCTTCTCTAGCTCCACCCTCATTGATAACTACGGTTTTCCCTTCCTCAAAGCCTGTGGTAGAGGCAACTTTAAGCACCAGTTGTCCGCTGTTAGAATCCTCATCCACCGTGGTAGCAGCCCTTACCCCGTCCCACTTCCAGGGAGTATCCTTCCCATTGGACATATAAACTGTGCCATCATATACTGCATAGCTCACAGGGTATCCTGCCGTTAGATCCGTAACTATAGATACAGCTACTCCGGCGGTAGTTATTCTAAAGATCTTCGTACCGCAGTTAGCCAGAATGTAAGAGCCATAGACAAAGACTGATAAGACCTCGGTATCCTCTATTAAAGGAGTTTCATTTAGCTTTGCATAGCCTTTTCGTTTGACAATAGCCGCTGAGTCTAGGAAACAATTCTCGGCAGTCCACAATGCGTCTTTTCCAATTTCAAAATCGGACAAACTGCGGTCGAGACCGCCAGCCCAATTACTAAGACGAATTGGTTCTAAGCCAAGCATTACGAGCTCCATCTAGCCAATTTTATAGTCCTTCCCTTGGCTATATTCTTCATTTTTCTTTTCTCTTTTATCATATCGTATATAATCCCAGTACGCGTAGCAGGTTTATAATACTCATTTCGCAGCGATGCCGCAGTAATTAACTCTTTATCTTCCCGTAATATCTGATAAGCGGCAAACAAAGCAGGTGCTAAGTGGAACTGGTCGGGAATAAGAGGAACGCTATCACCATTCGTTAAAACCGCAGCTTTACTGAAACCATAAGCATAAACGAAGTATTGAGCATCTGGGGTCGGATAAAAGCCAAGGGCTCTATTCCAAGCATGATACCAGTTTTGAGGTGGACCTGTAGCCGTGAGCCATTTTATTCCCGTCTCTTCGGTTACCTCATCCATCCCTGGTATATCACAGGGAGATAAAGGCAAATCGTTATATTCCATCCGATATAGACTTTTAGCTTGAGCGGGATAGGGATATTCACGTTTATCTTTCATCAAAGTATATTTCCACTTCCAGGTTAAATAGCTAGTTTTGACAGCAATATCTTCCAAGCCCCGATTTAGCCAACGCATAATTTCTGCTTTGGAAAATCTATCGTAAGTTTCTTCAGAAATAAGATCTTGAACTTGTTGTATTAACTCATCTGCATTCATTACGGTTTCTCCATTCTTTCAGGTACTCCATTTGGAGCGTTTTCTCTAGTTACAACACCGCTAGGCACGCTTTCTTTAGTAGGCATACCTGTAGGTGCATCTTCTTTAGTAGGCACACCTATAGGAGCACTTTCTCTAATTATTCCCTTTATTGGCGCCTCTAGTCTTTCCATTAGTATAGCTAAGTTACCCAGAGTGTTAGTGCGAATATCTATAATTGCAGTGCATGTGAATATTACACTTAAAGCAACTAGTATTTCTGAGGACGGTTCGGCCAAAGCAGAGAGCGCTTTACATATAGCCAAAAAGCCTTGGGTTGAGAAAACAACGCTAGCTGTCCCTGACAGAAATATTATTCTAAGAACAGTCAAAGAGCCTTGAGTGTTTGAGACTCCACTTGCCGTTCCCGTAAGTGTTTTTATAACTCCTAGTGAGCCTTGAATGGATGAACCAATCTGAGCTGTTCCAGAGACAGACCAAGTAAGAGTTATAGAAGCACTTAGTGATGATGTAGTAGAAGAAGTTCCACTTAGAGACTCAACTTTCCCCAGAGCAAGAGAGCCACTTATAGCAGAGGCAGTACTTGAAGTTCCTGAGAGAGATTTAACCACACTTAGGCTGCCCGCAATCGCTGTCACAGGCGGTGCACGAGCCGTTATTGAATACAGTAGTTGCAGCGTCGTTGAGGGGACGTTAATCGCTGTGGCAGATGCAGCAGTCAGACTCTCTATCTTCCCTAACGTCAAAGAGCCAGTGATTGAGGAAGTTACTGAGGAGGTAGCAGTAAGTAATTTTTCTTCTCCTGCCTCAACCTCGTTAAACTCGAATTCATATAAATAACAAATCCAACTGGCAAAATCATTATCATTATAGAATTTGACTCTAGCCTGCGTAACAGCATATGTATCGCCGAGCGGTTTCTCCACCCATTCTTCACTAGCATAGCTACCCTCATAAATATCGTGCCAAGCACCGTCCCAGTAAACATCCAAGTCAATTTTGTTGATATTTGCAGCTTCGTATTTAGCATAGAACTGGACCTTATCGCAGTTAATTTCTGCATGGGTAAGGGCAAGAAATCCACCCCAAGAATTTTTTGGAACACTTTCGTTGGCAGCATCCCCAGTGTTACCATTATAGGCGTTAGCCTCATTATTCCACGCCCCGTAGTCAACGTGATTAGTCGGCGATATCCATGCCATTTAGTTCACCTCACACATCCACTTCGGTCTCGAAGAACTCAGTTCCCTTTATAGTGCCATTTCGATCCAATACGGGGAAAAGATAAACCTGATTCACCTGGATTAATATTTTTATTACCATAGCAACCTCTCTTTGTGTTCTCTCTATTGTCAAAGAACAACTTTAGTCCATAGTAAAGTCTAGTGCGCCATCATTGAACTTAGCTGTATCTCCATTACCAATTGCCTTTGATACGTCCAAAGCAGCATAGAACAGTATGTTCCCTACCGTTAAAGCATCTACCAGAGCAACGTAAGTTACTGTCCCCCAAGCAGCTGTAGCCGTTACGAATGTTATTGCCCCAGTGTTCTCAGATGCTCCAGCCGCTGCCGGGTCATAGGCATCATGGGCCTTTCTCGCATAATTTTCGCCCGGTTCACTAATCGTGGTGCCCGTGGTGCCATCCACTATCGTAGTGTCCGCCAAAGCCACAAAGATGTTGGTTGGCTGACTGTATGATGCGGTCTTGAATACATGGTCCAAGAGCTTGTTGGCAAGATAGTCACTCACTCCGCCTGTGTTGAATGAGATGTCTATATCTCCAGGAGCGAATGAGGCGTTGTCCCCCGCTCCGATGGCCTTACTAGCTGCGAGCTCTCCATAAGCAAGGAAGTTCCCCCCGGTTATCGCATCGAATATCGCGAAGTGAGTTATCGTCCCCCAGCTCTCACCTGCCTCTGGAAATTCAACTGCGTTAGTATTCTCGGTAGCTCTACTGGAAGCTGCATCCCAGACATTGCACACAACCCGGGCATAACTATCACTAGGCTCTGCTACTCCTGAGCCATCTTCCGTGGGGTCTGCTGTGGAGAGTGCAATATAGATGTTCGCGGGCACGGCGAAAGCATCGTTTTTTAGCACGTGGTCTAACAACTTGACCTCTAAAGCGTTACTTATACTTCCTGCCATTTACTTCACCTCCTATGATGTGAGTTTAATTACCCTTACGCATAAAGTCCCTTCATCTAAATTAATGGCTCCGCCAGTATTGTTCGCTAAAACACAGGTTACCTTATCAGTAGCCGTCACCTCTGCGTCCAACACAAGGTCAGAGATGTCCTTAGAAAAAGAAGCCAGGGCAAAGTCGCCTAACTCTGCTCCTACCACATCAACTTCTTTTGCTTCTTCATCCCCGTCAGCAATGGAACCTGGGTCCCAGGTAGCAGAAGCGTCAATATAATCAAAAACTGGATCGCTTCCTTCTTTTTTATGAGTAGACCCGTGCTGCCTTAGTGGATGCAGTTGCAGTGCATCGAGCTCTTTCTCAGTAAGCATTTACCTACCTTTACGCTACCTTTTCTATATCCTTTTGAGCATATTGCTTTTTGTGTTCCATTCGGCAGTGTAATTGTGCCTTTTGTGCTGTATCAAATGGTACACCTTTCTTGCTTTTTGTTATACCGCACTCAGGACACTTATACAAATCGCCTGATTCACTCGCTACCTTTGGTTTTTCTTTCCTGTGCCCCACCTCATAGAAATCCTGCCCAAAGTTAGGAGCATTCCTTAGCTTCTCCGCGTGGACTTCATTCTTAGTCTGGTACTGACCATTGACAAATTTAGCCCATTTTCCACCCGCCTCAGTCATTTCAAGAAAAACGGAAAAATCTTTTTGATTACTGACGAACTTAGCCAATTTTTTCTCCTTTCTTA